CATTCGGAGAGGCGGCGGCGGGTCGAGGATTCGACGATGCCGCCGATGGCGCGCAACGGTTCTTCCAAGCCGTCGGACAAGGTGCCGGCCAGCCTGCCCAGGCGTGCGGACAGGCGGGACAGGTCGTGGCGGACGATGATCCTCACAACCACTCCCTCAAGTCAGGCTCTTGATTGGGCAGGACGGCGTAGACGGACGGTTTGCGCCCGTTTTCGCCCGAGCGCGCCCCGTCGAGCATATTCGGGTTTTTAACCACGGTTTTAAACCAAGCGACCGCCGCCCTGTAGCGTTCGTCCACAGCCTGGTTGTAGCCGTCCTCGTAGAGGTAGTAGCGTGCGATGTCGCACACTTTCAGCTTCAGGACGTGCGGTACGGTGTCGAAGGACAGGTTCGCCGCCTTCAGATACGCGCCCGCCTCGGCGTCGGCGTCGGCAATGGCGGTATCCAGCACGGCGTAGTCTATGCTGTCGTAGCCGTCGCGGCCGGTGCGTTGCGCCAATTCGGTTTCGCCGAAGCGCGTCATCATGTCCTCGCGGGTAATCAGCATGGTTCTTCCTGTTTTCAGACGGCCTTAAAGGCCGTCCGAATGGTTAGGCGGTCAAAGTGGCCACTAAATCCGGGCGCAATACCAAGGGCAGCGGGTTGGACTGCATTTCCAAGTCGTAGCCTTTGCCGAATTTCATCGGCTCGCGTTTGGCGTAATACGGCAGGGCGACGGTATTGACGGTTTCGGTGTAGTTCGCGGGGGCGAAATACTCCTCGTACAGTCTGCCCGGGCCGGTCGGCAACAGGATGGCTTTGTCGTCGTCGAGTTTGGCCTCGCCGAAGTTGCCGGTGTAGTGGATGAAGCGGATGCCGTTGTGGACGAACTCTATCGGGTTGATGCCGTCTGCTTCGCGGTAGGCCGCGCCTTCGCGCCAGCGTTCGTACAGCGGTTTGACGGATTTGTGGTACTTCAGGGCTTCGATAAACTCGAAGCCGCACAGTGCCACCCAGCCCGTTACCGCCGCACCGCGCAGGGCGGCACGCTGTTTGGCCAAGGCTTCGTCGATTTGCCTGCCGACCTCGGTCGTTTCCGTAGAGAGCTTCATGTCGTAGCTCTTGCGGGTCAGGCCGAACTCTTTATAAATATTGTAGATTTCGCTGCCGTCGGCATCGAGGATTTTGCCCAGCAGCGCGCCCAGCATCAGGTGTTCGCGGGTGTATTCCAAGTTTTGTTTGCCGTCGGCCAGCTTGGCCTCCACCTTCGCCATCACGGTTTCGGCCTCGGTTGTGCCGAAGGCGCGCAAACCCTGTACGTCTTCCGCCAATACGGAATCATGCACGGGCAGGTGCGGGATGCGGAAGGTGCGGATATTGCGGTTTTTCACCGGTACGGTATCGGGCGTGCCGCCGTTGCGCGGTTTGGCCTGCACCAGCTTCAGGGTGGTGTCCTGCCGCTCGATATCCACTTTGGTATCGGACAGGTAGACGGGTTTGAAAAGTTCCAAATCGCGGATTTGGGTCGGCGTGGCCTCAATGGTGCCGATGGCGCGGGTCAGGGCGCGCAGGCCGAATTTGCTGTTGTCGTCCAGAATCATGTTTCTGCCTTTTTAAGAAGTTATGCGGCGGGCGTGCCGGTGTAGACGATGCCGTAGGGGTCGCCGTCGGCTTTCAGTCCGTCGAGGTTGCCGCCTGCGGAAGCGGCGGCCTTGACGGCGGCATCGGCCACCAGCGTCAGGTCGATGATGCAGTTGTGCGGCTGTACGATGACGATGCCGTCCTGCTCGTCGGTCAGTGCCAGCAGTTTCTTGCCGGCGCGCGGGGCGTAATCGACAAACGTGCCCGCCTTCGTGCCTTTGGCGGCGGCGACGGGTGTGCGGGTCAGCGGCGTGGCCTCCCATTTCAGGAAGTCGCCGACGACGCGGCCCAAGGTTTCGGCTGTGGTTTTCGGATCAGACATAATTTTTGCCTTTCACGGTAGAGATGGAGAATTTGCCTTCGGCCTCCTGCTCGGGCGCATTGCCGTCCGACAGCAGCACTTTGGGCAGGTCGGCGGCGGCCTTGGGTTTCAGGTCGGCAATCATCGCGGTTGCGGCTTCGGGGTCGGCCGACAGCAACACGGTCATGGTCGCTTCGGATAAACCTTCAAACTTGCCGTCTTCGCCTTCCTTAAAGCCTGCGGCGGACAATTTCGCCTTGACTCGGATTTTCCTGTTTTCAGCTTCGGCCGCTTTGAGCTTCTGTTCGACTTCGGCTTTTTCGGCCTTCAGGTCGTCAAACGCTTTCTTTTCTTCGGGTGTCATGGATAACTCCACAGGTTGTTTAAAAATATCCGGCAAGGGGCTGCCGTCGGACAACACCACCGCCTCCGTCTCACTGTCGACGCCGACGGCGGTAAACGACACCTCGCGGATGGTGCAGCGGCGCAAAATCACAGCGGGACCCGTTACCTCGTTTCCGTTGACGGACAACACCGCGCCCGCCGCCAGCTCCTCGTAGGATTCCGCCTGCGCGTAAACAGACATTTCCCACGGGAAGCCTTGGTCGGCCGCTTCGGCAATCTGCGTGCCAAATTCGTTTGACAGCAGGCTGCCCTCGGCAATCAAGCCGTCCGCCGTGACCGACAGGCGGCACACGCCCGCCATCTTGACGGGCGAATGTTCCAAAAGAACGGGGACTTTCTCCTTGTGCGACAGTTGCGCCAAATCGACGACGGTCTGCGTGCTGCCGTAGCCGAACGGCTTGCCGCTGTTGGCGGTGCCTTTGAAGGTGCGCACTTCGTCCGCGCGGCCGGCCAAAGTGACCGGCAGGGCGGCGGAAAGTTTGATTTCGAGGGGTGTTTTCGTATTCATGCCGCCATTGTGCGGCAGACGCGGGGGGAAAGCTGTGTGAAATGTTTCGGCAGGCCGCCGTTTTCAGACGGCCTGAAGGATTTATGCCTGATGCGCGAGGCACGGAATCAGACTGTCTTCGTGCGGCATCGAGGCGTAGCTTAGGGAATGGCGGTAGATTTGCCCGTTCCGCACCGTTACGGCGTAGTGGGCATCCCGTTTCAAATCGAACGGGATATTAGCCTGATTGGCAAACAGCTTCGGCACGGTTTCCAGATTCACAGCTTCGGCTTCGCGGTATTGCGCCCCCTTCTCCACCGCCACCCGCGCCATCAGGCTCAACACTTCGGGGAACTGTTCGGGCGGCACGTCTTTGTAGCCGACTTTGAATTTCGATTTGACCGCGCTCCACAGTGTAATCGCCAAGGCCTTTTGTTTCTCGAACGGCACGGACTGGATCAGAATGTTGTGCAGGGCTTTGACTTCCGCCTGTTGTTCGTGGGTTAGGCCTGACGGCAGGGCTTGGCGCGGGGCTTGCGGTTTCAGACGGCCTGACATTACAGCATCGAAGGTGCGGATAACCTGTAAAAAGAATTTGGCACTAATCCATGTGGCGTAGGCATACACCAATTCTTTGCAAGCGTAAGTGCCGCGTTTGTTTCCGCCACGAACCACCTTGATAACCTGTTGATTTTCTTTCAAACCTGAAATTTCAGGTTTGGACAATTCATCAATCAATTCAGTAGTTTGCTGCAATTTCAGCCAGTTTGTCAGTTCATGGCGTTTCTCACCGCCGCTGGCTTTGTGCAAATCATTCAAATTGTAAAGGTTGTTTTCGGTTTGGCGGATTACCACATTAGAGATTGCGATTGCATTCATGATAGTTTCCTGTAGGTTGTTTTCGAAGTTGCCCGAATAGGCGGCCGCGAGGTTCGAAAACTCCCTACAAGAGCCGTGCTTATTCCCTGCCGAAGCAGGTATTGTATTCACAACCCTCGCGGCCATAGGAAACCTTTATCGAAACAAAACATCAAGGAAACTATGGACGTAAAAAATTCACGCTGACGGGGTGAATGCCGTGTAGGAAGAGGTTTTCGATGCCTCGTGAGTGGGAATATAAAACAAAACCCCCTGCATATGCAAGGGGGTTTGGGGAATATGTAAACCTGCGCTACAGGAACCGTCTCACTCCTTATCAGAAAGTACCAATATAGCCTCTTTCCATAACTGCGGATTTGGAACGGCATTAAACAAAATCGGTTTGTTTTTGCCGCTTTGGCTGATTCGGATACCGCCTTGAAAACATTCCACGCCGATTATTTTATCCAGCGGCAAATCGATATTCCTTTTATCCCCTATAAAGATTAATCTGAAATTCGTTAGCAAGAGTTCTCCGAATGTAAAATTGCCATATGTTTCATTCGATACGGATTTGCCGCCGCCAAAATAAACAGGTATCTGACCAAGTTTCAGGCGTGTCCCCGTATAGGTTCTGATGCTCTCCCTAACAATTTCGTTCATTACAACATAATCATTCAAAAAACATGTTTCATTGCCTTTTAAAATTACATTAGCAGGGAAAATTCCTTGATCGGGGTCTTCCAAAATAGAATAGAATTTCTCCCTCTGTTCGGCCAGCCGGCGTATTCGAATCCCTTTAACAACCTTGCTTATAACCAATCCGGGAATCAGGAATATAAAAGCTATAATAATAAGACCTCCAACCGTTCCATTCACCTCGAAATTATGAGCCAATGCAGACAACAACGATACGGCAAATAAAAATATGCTCATCCCAAATGATATTTTTTTCAATAAGTTAAGTATTCTAATATATTTCATTACCAATATCCCCTAATGTTGGAAACCGTAAGCTCAGTAAAAAAATCCCGACGAATCGGGCTTTTCATAGAAAGTGCTTGCGCGCTTTTTGGCGTTTTCTGTATTCCTCATGATGCCGTAAGCGGCAACAAAAACGCCGATAACAGTCAATATCGGCGTTGCTATCTGTATTAGGTTGTCAGTCATTGCCGTCCCAGCCGTCTGAAAGGCGGAAATCACGGCTTTCCGAATAAATATGTCCCATTGTCATCCCCTTAAGCTGATGTTGAAAATAAATCCCTTGCGTCGGAATATACGGCATCGCTAAACTATTTTCAAGATTCTGTATGCAGGTAATCCTGAAAAGCCGTCTGAAATTCAGGCGGCTTTCGCGTTCATACTTCGAGCAGCTTCAGCGCGGCGGCTTTGATGGCTTCGAACGACAAATCCACGGCCCTTTCCTTCAGCAGCGTCCTGATGCGCCGCCATGCCGCATCGCTGCGGACGGAGGCAAGGAACTCATGCCCCGCCCATGTCAGGCATACGCCGTAACAGACAAACCCTTTGCCCGGCTCCTCCCTGTTGCATTTGCCCGCAATCAGGCCGCCCTGTATCAGCAGCCACAGGTGATACGCGGCCTCCTCCTTCGTCCAGCCTTCGATATGGCCGGGAAACGGCCGGCGGTCGGGGTCTGGTTCTTCTTCCAGTTCGGTCAGGATGAGGCGTATCAAATCCCAGTCGCGCTTCATGAATTTTCCTCCAAATTTGAAAAACCGCCCGTACTTGCAAGCATACCTTACAGGTTCGGACGGCTTCTGTGGCGGGCCGTATCAGGCGGCTTCGGCCATAAATCGCGGGTCGGCTTCCAGCGCGGCCTTCAAGTCCGCTTTATAGGGCTTGATCCATTCGGATTTTTCGGCTGCCTCAAGTATCCAACTGCTTACACGATTGAAATCAGCAGAGGACAAATCCGCAATCGAAAATACGCAGCCCGAAAACTCGCCCTGCATTTGCTCGGCTGCTTCCTTGTCGATTTCGGCAAGACGCGGGTACAGATAGTCCAACAATTCGGACGGGGCGGTTTTCCCGCCTAAAAATACTTTTACTTCGCGGCTGACATACAGTTCAGACGGCATGACTTACTCCGATATTTTTACCAATAAGCGGACTTTATCCCGCTGTTCTTTTGGCAATGATAACACATACTGCAACAATTTATGCCGGTTCGCCGCATTCAGATGGCGTAAATCAAGCGGGACAATATCGGCTTTGTCGAAATGCTCTTGAATCTTGTCAACCTTCCCTTTCCATGCGTCGGCGGTATGTGCAAAATAACGGTTCATCAATTCCGCATGGTCGGGATTTTCGGTAAACATAAAATCCAGTTTTACCCATTCCTCGCGGGGCAGGTCGTCTGAAACAATCAGATAATCGGCTTGTCCTTTGCCTTTTTCTACCGCCAAATCGAACACTTCCAGCCTGTCGCCTGTTTCAGCCTGCCACGCTGCCGCAGCTCTCGCTTCGTGGTCTTTGGTATTGTTGGCAGACTGCTCTTTTGTCAGCCTGCGCACTTCTTTTCCCGACACCTTGTCCGGCAAAGCCAGCACCTTCACCGCATCCGAAGGTATCGAATACCGCTTGTCCAGCCATGCCTCACGCTCGGCAATCATCTCTGCCAACGCGGCCTCGCCGTGTTTGTCGCCGAACAGCGCGTCCATCGCCCCCTGCCTGTCGCCGTGATTGTGCGCAAAGCTAGGCGTGATGTCGTCGGGTATCAATACCGTTTTGCCTGTGCGCGGGTTGGTAAACTCGACCATCTCCACATCAGGCTCGCCGCTGATGCCCTCTTCTTCCGCCTGCCGCTTCGTCAGGGCGGAAACGGAGCATTTGCAGCCGTAACCGTTCGGGGGGAAGATGACTTTCCAAATATCGTGGTCAACCGGCAGGACTAAGCCGTAGTAGCGTTTGTGGCTGTCGCGCGGGTGTCCGGACGCGCTCTTGTTGTAGCGCAGGTAGGGCAGTGCCTTTTTATTGGCCTGTATCCTCTGCCACTGTCCCGCCGCAAAGGCGGTGCGCATGTTGGTGTCGAAGATGGTTTTCAGGCGGCGCGTGCTGCCGAGTTGTACCAGTTTCGGCTCGCCGTCCAGCGGGTCGGTCATCACTTGCTCGCCCCACCATCCTTTGGCCATTAAATACGGTTTTAAACGCTTTTTAAAATCGGCAAACGCCGTGCCGTTTTGCTGCGCGGATTCGATGGCGCCTTTGACTTCGGCAAGCATATCCGCGTCCATCATCTTGGCGACGGTAAAGGCAAGGCTGTGCTGATACAGCCATACGTCGTAATGGCTGAAGCCGGGCAGGATTTTCTTAGCCTTGAAATGCTCGAAAGCGGCTTTATCGACTAAGCCGGAGAAATTGTATTCAATCCCGTCCATCGTCCGCCCCGTCCGCCCAAGCCGAAAGGCCGTCTGAAACCAAACGCTGAATCAAAAGATTATCGCCTTTGCCCAAATCAAGTTCCGACAGCTTCGCCTCAAATTCGGCGTAGTCTTTGCAGCTTTCCAACAAACCCAACACCGCTTCCATCTTCGGTCGGGCAATGGCCTGTTCTGCCGTATCGGGCGCGTTACGGGCAAGACCGTCTGAAAGGCGCAGGCTCATTTTCACATCCGTTTGCTGCGGCAGGGCGGGAAGTTCACGCAGTTTAAAATGCGATTCTTCAAAGCCCAGCACGTCGCGGTAGTATTCTTCGGTCAATACCAGCTGCCCGGCGTCAAGGTACATTTTGTCGCGCTCGGCACGGGTTTTG